CCTCTCTTTGGGCTATTGCTTGGCGTAACTCAGGAGGGGCTTTCTCCCAATGTGCTTTCATCTCTAACTTGAGAGACTTAGGCATATCAGGGGCTTGGACGGCAGGCTTATCTTGCTTGCTGTCAGGTGTAGGGAATTTAGGGGCTTTCTCTGCCCTAGCCTCTTTAGGCTCTTTGGTGTCTTTTTTGAGTGCCTCGCGGATTACCTCTGCTCTACTGAGAGGCTCTGCTTTGGTCTCAACCTTCGGCTCTGCCGATTCCGTCTTAATCTCTGGTTCTGGGGGAGTTGGGTCAATCGTGTCGGGTGCGACAACTTCGTTTTCCATTTATCTCATCCTTTTCATTTGGTCTAAAGTCAACTTAATCATTTCTTTGCGCTCTGGCATGGGTCGATTATGCAACCGATTCGCCATCTCTACATTTAAATTTGACATTTTCATGGGTGCTATCGGTGCGCCTGGTCGATCAAACTCTTGCACAGTTTGCAATTGACCGCGTAGACGATCATTCTGCGCTTGTTTCTTCTTGTTCCATTGCTCTTGAGCATACTTAACATCTGAATGCCCCATCTCAATGGAATCGGTCTTCTTTAAGTGCTCACGCCATTGGGCGCGACCCTCAATCATTACCCCGTCTGGTGACATGAATGGTGCTATATCGCCCATTACAGAATATCGCTCATTAGGTGGGCCGAGGTGCTTTTCGTAAGGCTCTGACCCGTCAGATGGAAATACCCAAGTTTGTCTCACATCATCTCCAATATCATTGCAATGTCTTCTTCATCTCGCTTAAGTCTAACCTTATTTTCTAAGGTTTTGACCTTTTGCATCAGCGAATCATAATCAATTTGTTTTCTGACCGCAATATCTATGGTTTGCTCGGGTGCAGATGTAATCTCTTCCCTCACTTCTGGCGGTAGCCCAAAGATCGCCTCTTTGAGTTTCTGTTTCCTCTGAGCCTCTAGTTTGCGGTCTTTTGCCCACTCAGCATCGCGCTTTTTCTCGTCAAACCCAAAGTGTCCACCAATGGGAAGTTCTATGGGGACGGGCGTTGCCGCGCTTGGAATGCTTGCAAAGGGCGTTTCGCAGAATGCCGATATGCCAAACATTTAGCCCCACTTCGCGGCTAGTCCGTCCGCATAAGTCTTGTTAACAATGTCGTTGGCTGCGCTTGGGGCTGTTGATACTGTGCCTGTTGTTGCAGCTATGTTGAGAAAGGTCGCATCTTTTGGGGTGGTTGCGCCTATCGTCATGTTGTTGATCGTTCCAACGCTTGTAGGGGCTATCTCGATTGACCCCGAGCCACTTGGGTTGATGTGGACATGACCCGTTCCAGTAGGGCTTATGTCGATCTGGGCATTTGTGCCGTTTAGGTTGGTCGATACATTCAAAGAGATGTTGTCACCACCGCCCCCACCCATGCTGATCTGGGTAGTGCCTGCGGAGTTCTTGAGGGACAAACCGCCAGAGTTAGTGGCTTGGACTGTTGGTGTTGTAACCTTGGTAAAGGTTACATCTGTGCCACTTGTGATCGCCACGCTTGCAGGCAAGGTTACAAATACATCCTTATTTCCCGTAGCAAGATCAAGTTTTGAGCCTGTGGAGGAGGAAATTACAGTAGTTCTCGCTAGAGTACCCCCGTAATAAGTCCCAATCCCCACTTCCCATTGCGTACCGCCTGCAATCGTGTAGTAGGTCGTGTTGTTGTTACCAATGACTGCAAATGACTGATAACCCTCTACCGACCCGTCTAGAGTGATCGTTCCCGTACCCGTAGAAGTAGAGGTCTGTCTTACCCGATCAGCAAGGGCTAGGCTCATGCTGTTTCTACTCCAATGACTAGACCATCAGCACCCCTCACAACCTTCTTAGGCGCGTTGAGTTTCTGCATCGCCTCGCCAATGTTTTGCATGGTCTGTCCGTGTAGGTTAGCCATTTGGTCGTGCATAAGTGCCATCTTGTCCATCGCTTGAACGATAGTCCCACCCAATTCATTGGTGATCTGGGCAGAGGCGGCTTCGATAACGGGTAAGTCCATGCCAGGGTTACTTCCGATTCGTGCCACCATGATCTTGGTCGCGGCATCCAGTTCGGCTTTCCAACGCTCGTATTCCTCTTTGCCTTGCATTTCCCGAGCCTTGACTTGTAACTCGTTGTTGGCAAGTTGTTGGGCAAACTGCTCTTTCATCTGCTCTCTCTGCATATCCACTTGCGCTTGCGCTTGCAACATCTGCATCTCAAAGTCTGCCTTGACTTGTTCAAGTTGAGCCGTTGCCTGCATCTTCATCTGCTCGGTCTGGGCTTGGGCTTGCATACGCATCTGTTCTGCTTGCTGTTCAGCCTGTAACTTCATCATCTCAGGATTCTGAGGCGGTTGTGCCATCGCTTGCTGTGCTTTCGCTTGTAGCGACTTCATTGCTTGCTCAATTGCCGACTCCAGACCTCTGCCTGCTCTGTATCTGCGTACCAAGAACAGTAGCATCTCGCTCATCATTGGCAACATCTCAGGGGCTTGCGACACCATAGGTAGAGACTGACCTAAGAACGAGCCAATCGCTTGAACTGCCTCGTTTGCGTTCTGTTTGTCGGCTTGTTCGTCAATCTGCGCTAGGGTATCTGCCTCGACTTGGATGTGGAAGTCACGAATCGTGCTGTTCGAGAGCATCTGCACCGCAGCTTGCAACAATTGCGGATTTTGCCCCTCTGGAGTGTTCATCACCCCAGACATCTCGACAATTAACTCAGGCGGGTAGAACTTACAGACGATCTGAGCCTTGATGCGGAACAGATCGGTAGCAAACCTTGCCACATCGCCTTGAGTAGCCCTCAGTCTCAGGCTACCAAAGTTGGCTTTTAGTTGTTGAGCACCGAGAGTCTCATTTGCATTAGTAGCACCCCTGAGAATGTCTGATATTCCAGAGATTTCGTAGATGGATTGCTTGACAACCTCTCGGGATTGATAAAGTTGCTGTAAGGTCTTGATGATCGCGCTCGTATCGAGCATATCAATCGCGCCTTTTAGCCCACCCTTCTCCGACATAGCTGCCCATGCGGTCACGGGGAATAGTTTGTTGTCAACGCCCTCTGTGAATAACCGCCCAAGTTCTTTAAACTCAGCGTTAAACACACCGACCGCCTTGCAAGCCTTCACCAATAGGTAAATGCGCTGTGTCAGGTTGTCTAATTCTTGGGCTTGGTCTTCATATTCGCAGTAATCTGGTACTGGAATCATCGACCCGTTGGTTGTTGTAGCCAATAACGGCTTGGGACAAGGGAAAAACTGCTCTAACTCTAGAGGGTCATCACGCTCGTCAAGTGCTTGGGGGTATCCCTTGGCAACCCAACAGACCTTCTTTGTGCGTTTGTTCCATATCTCAGCGACTTTAGCCTTCTTGCCATAGGTGGCTTTGGCGGTCATTGGGTTCTTGGAGTCTATATCGTCATTCTGGTCGTGCAAAGGTACGTTCTTAAACACATCACCAAAACGCTCAATGCCCTCTTCGGGGGTCATATACACCCAACGGCTTACCCACCACACTTCATCCCATGTTCGGGCTGGTGAATGTAAGAAATCTGTCCAATAGACATAATCCACAGGGCTATGCGCTGAATCAACGCGCTCGACTTCCTCTGTGTTGGTGATCTCTATGCCTTCGTCTGGCTCAATGCCTGTTGGCATCTTTGGCTCTTGAGGCTCTTGTCCAACAATGATTGGCTCATAGCGCACCCACGCTGTACCGCGACCAGGCAACAGTCTGTCTTCCACCACCCCACGCATTGCGGAGTCAAAGTCATTGAACTGCGTTACTTCGTACTCAACCACGCGCTCTAGCATGGTGGAGGCTAATCGACCTACGGGGTCTGAGTCCATAAACCTACGGCTAACCTCTGGCTTTGCCATGCGTCCGTAAAGTGCAGGGAATAAGACAGAGATGTTTGACCAAAGGATGTTGAACTTCATCCGAGGCATCTCAATGGCATCGCGTTCGTCTCGGTAGCGTCTTACTACCTTCTTACCGCGCTTTTCCCACTTGTCAAAGACTTTGGCAGCTTTGTCTAGTTGGTCGTGCCAGTACGGGCCTTGATCTTCCTCATAAGCCCCATCGTCATAGGCATTCTCATACATATTAAGCCGCGTAGAAGAATGTCAAATTCAAATTGGAGATGGTCGCGTAGAGACTGACACCTACATTTGCAGGGAATCGGTGAAACCCGATTGCTGGTGTGATAGTTCCACTCATCGCTGTACCGCCCGAGCCACCATCTGTAAGAACTAATGTGCCAGCACTTGTGTTGTTCACATAGAACCCAATCAATTGACACGGCCCTGTCGAGACCGCCCCCGTACTAGAGATGGTTTTGTATCCACCGACTTCTGCTACTGGTGCACTCATATCCGTTCCTCTTTATGTGTAGTTTCAAAATCCCACAATTCGTCTAACGTAATCGTCTGTAAAGTCTTCCCTTTGGGTTGGGGTTCGTTTGACTTGTCTTGGCGATACGCGACTGCAAGCATTCTAAACGCATCTGCGGGGTGTGAACACCAGTCATGCCTTGGAGTTTGACGAAAAGTTTTCTTGTCCTCATCATATTCTCTTTGGTACTGTCTGAGTGCCTCTAACCCCTCATCACAGATTGGGTCAAAGTAGCACTTGGGCAGAATCATCCTTACCGCCTGTATGCCGTCTTGTACCCCGATCTCAGGAACTATGGCTAGTTTTCCAATACCTCCAAGATGGTTTGCAAGTTGTTCAAGGATTGACTTGCCACCCGATGCTAAAGTCTTGGCTCTAGCGTCATGGGGTAGAAAGTGCTTGGTGTACCGATAGCCCTTGCTGTTCACAACATTGGCTATTTCCTCGATGGATGCGCCACTTACCGCGTAATAGTCCATTACATGAATCTCACCCCTAACTACCTGATACCACCAGATCGCTGTGTCATCTCGATAGCCTAAGTCCCACGCTGTAAATACTGGTGCATCTGGGTCAAACTTGAGGTCTCTGACTCTGCCCTCGGTATCTACTTGGCGCATCTCTGTGCCGTAGAACGCCCCGAGGATAGCCGCCTCAAATGAGCACTCATACTCTTGGTCATACTGGTCTTGGCTCAATTGCTCTCTAGCAGCCCTCAGTTCCGAGTCTGCCAATATCTTTGAGACTGTGGCTGGTAGGCGTAAGAGAAACCAATCGGGCGTAGCCTGGCTAACCCTGTATATGTCGTGAAACTGATTCTTTCCCTTTGGAGTCCCGCCAAACACAGCCCATCCGAGTCTGTCACTCAAGGTAGGGCGTATCACATTACCCCACACACTAGGTTTGAAGTCTCCGTACTCGTCTAGGTATACCCCGTTAAATCCTAGTCCACGCATGGCATCTGCGTTGTCTGAGCCAAATAGTCTGATCTTTGCCCCGTTGACCAACTCTACTGTCAGGTCGCTCTCGTTGGTGCTCTTACTCACGGGTTGGGCATAGAACTTTAGGTAATCCCACGCCACAGACTTGGCTTGACTTCTGAACGGGGCGATATAGGCATACTGTGCTCTTACCCCACCCTCGGTTAGTGCTCTGCGTATCAGGTCGTTAATAGCTGCAACTGTCTTACCCGCCCTTCTGTGTGCCACTAGACATGACCATCTCTCTGTCCTTTGGTGAAAGGGCATGAATGCCTCTCTTGGAGAGTAGGGGATGATTACTTCACGCCTTCCCACTTGACCACCATTTCAATTGGGCCTTCATCCGCGCCCGTTATCTCTGTTCTTGCAAGTTTAGGTACATGGTATTCCACTACGCTTTGGAATAACTCGAATGCCTTTGCAGGGTTGGGTTTTATATCTTCGTCAGGAATGCCATTAGCGACCTCATCTAGCCACTCCGCTAATCTGTGTGCATTACCATCAACAAACAAAGCAATCGCCTCCCTTGCCTGTTGTGTGGTCTTGTTGGGCGTTCCTGATGTACGCCCTCCTGCCTTCTTTCTAGTTTTAACTACTTTAGTTTCCATAGTAATTATTTTAATGCTTTTTAGTTAGGCTTTTGTTCGTTTGATGTATTTTTGGAATCATCAAGTGCGGCTTGCCATGCGGCATCCCATACTTCTTTTGTCCATCCGTCATCATTCTCAACAGAAACAGAACCAACAAATTCATTAAATTTTTTGTCTTTATTGTTCATTTTCAAACCTAGATTTAATTTGTTTACCACTTTCTTTTAATGGTGCATAGGTTTTATAACCATCTTCCATTACTTGTATTGCGTCAAAACCAGCCTCTTGTGCGGCTTTCTTAAAGGTATAAGTGTTTATAACTTCATGCGCCCAATTTTTATTTGCTAATTCTGGGTAAAACTCTGGGTCTAACCCTAACTTTTTTACAGCCTCATAAGCAGAGTCTGATCTATCATTCATGTCAAAATTTAACTTTAATGGTTTTTTAATGTTTAAATTAACTGGCAAAACAGTGGGATTGCCTTCATTTCTTGCGGTTGCATAATAATTTGCAAGTTCTGGATTTTCCGTAAACCAACCAGGGAAATGCGTTCTATCAACCATGTCAGACAATTTTGTTTCTGGGTAAGCAATTTTGTCTGTGCTTGTTCCATGATAGGCAGAAATATTTGCCATTTGCATTGGTTTGGGTGTGATCTGCCCAATGATTGATCTAGTAGGTTGCCCTGTCATTCCCGCATTTATTTCATTACCTAATAGGCTTGCGTATCCTTTTACGGCTGGCGAAACGCCCTTGGCAAGACCTGGCGCGATCATTGTCCCCAACTCTTCCATGCCTGCGGTCTCAGGTCTGGCTTGGGTAACCCTCTGAGGCATCATCCCCAATATGTCTGTGGTGGTTGGCATGACTGCTTTGGGGCTTACTTTTACTCCGCCTGCGCCAAATGATGTGTTTATGCCCATGCGTCCCAAGGTCTCTAAGTCCCCTGCTGTGCCAGGCACTTGCGCCACTCCACCCCTTACCAATGATTCCAGATTACTTAACCCACCGCGACCAATGTCACCAATCATCCCCAAAAGGTTGGGTGACTTGTTTATTGTCTGCAACGCTTTGATCGTGTCAGGCGTGATGCCCCCTGTATCCATTGCATACGGGTCTAGGGCTTGGGCTAGTGCTCTGTAATCAGGCATAAGCGTTTTCCTTCATGTTGATCAGCCCGTTAAGCATCCTTGACTTGGTTTTGTGCCATTCCTGAGAATACGCGCAGTCCTTGTAATGCTCAAACTCTGGGATGCCTAAAGTGTAATGAGCGATCTTTGCGTCTTGATCATCCTCACCCACCAAAACATTCCATTCCTCTGGTAACTCACCGATCTGCTCGTCTTTTAGCCACTCAAACCGATGTAGTTCACTTCCTGTATGGTCATCTACAAAGTCAGGGTCTAGCACCCTGTTGTCTGGATGCTCACAGTTCCACAATATCAGGCTCGACCAGTTCTTTCTCGGGTAATTCTCGTTCTTGGTCTCCATCGCTGTGCCGATGTATTTCCTTTTGTGCTTGGTAAAGTAATTGTGCTTAACTACTTGTACCGCCTTGGTAGGGTCAAATAACTTGTCTAGTTCGGCAATGTCGGCAAGCATCAGCATATCGCTTGCGTCCATGAATATTGCCCTACCCCTAAACCCTGTGAAATAAGGCACTAAGAATCTTTGGTAGATAAAGGTGTTTGACCCGTCTCTTTGCTTGCCAAAAAAGGGAGTGATCGCCACCGCTTCTGAGGTGCGCTCGATCAAGGATTGGGTAAAAACATGATACCCAATAGCCTCCCGAGGGTCGTAGCCTGCAAAGATTCTGATCATTTGAGTGTCAGTTTATACAAGGTCGAATCAATTAAAGCTGCTATCTCGTCAATGATGTTTTGCAATTGGCTCTCGTCTGGCATTGCCTTACGATTCTTCTTGACATACTCGGAAATGCTTTCCAAATACTTCACAGGCTCTTTGGCGTTGTGAAAGTTCTCTGGGAAGTTCTTAATCTTTTCGTAGCACCCTGAGTAGGCTTCTGCAAACGAATCTGTTAGTTCAATGATCTCTGTGTAATACCCACCCAATGCCATGTGAACAGCAAATGAGTCGGTTGAGAGGTGCATGAAGTGGGTAACAGTTCCCGAGTGGAGTAATGTGCTTATGAAGTCTGCAACATCTTTTTGGTTTTCGTAAGCCATATATATCCTAAAAAGGTGGGGGAGAGCACCCCCCAAAGGCAACTGCTCATCTTTATTTTAGCAAGGTTCTTATCGTTTCGTTCAATACTGTCATCTCATTTGTTTTATAAACCTTCCA